GGTCCAGCATTGGTTGGTGTTGGAAAGGCAGCAGTAGGCAACGGCGCAGGAGGACCAACGAATCCTGGAGTACCCCTGATACTGCTGGATACCGCACCAGCACTGCTAAGAGATCGGGTCGCAGAGTTAATTGCCTGATTGGCATAAGGTTGTAGTGCAGGCGGTACTACCTTGGCAACTGTTTGAGCTACTACTTGTTTGGCTAAATTTGTAGCATACCCTTGAACTGTTTTACTGATGTTGGCTGGACTAAAAGTTTTACTAAGTGATTTTGAAAGATCATCTAACGCAAAGCCAGCTTTGGCTTGCAATGTTTCTAGGGTAAAACTAGGTGCGGCAGTAGCCGACACAGTTCCGTCAGCAGCAGTGGTTAAGGTAGACCCATCGTCGAAACCTATTGTTGTTGATCCAAAATCAGTCGGTGCTGCTCCGTCAACTATGCTACCAGCATTAGTGGCGTCAACGAAATTAGAGTCACCGGCAAAATCGCCCACCTGATCCCATTGTCCAAATGAGTCACCTACATTTTCAGTTAAAAATTCAGAACCATAGTCAAGGGCGTCAGGACTAAGCTCAACAATAGAGTCAACAGGTACTGCATCCGCAACTTCGACTATGTCTGCAAAATCTTCAATGCCCATGCATTAATCCTTTAATATGTATCACTCAACACTTGTAGATCAGTTTCATTGTCCGGGTTTGCATGAACGCAATACCAAACTGAATCTTCTAGTGTGATTATTTTGTAGCGTGTCATGGCGTCAATTTTCACATTCATCGGTGCCGCTACTTTAATTTTTTCATTGCCGTTGTCCACTATAACCGAGCCCTTGGCCAGGATACTGATATGATTATCTGGAAATCGTTTGGTATAAAATTGTAATCCTTTAGGCACTATAAATGCCTTGATATACACGCCGTCGCTTAAAACGTGGTTAATTCTAGCTACATCTGCTAGTTTCATACGTTCAGGTCGTGTTGCAACAGGCGTGTCGGCAACAACCGGATCTGTATCCATTGGTGTTTGTGTGTCAGTGTTCAGCATCTTGTATTTACCCAAAACAAAATAGGCATAGTTTATAAAAAGGTTGACAACTGTGGTTTTTGTGCTACAATAAATATATTATTAGGAGACCCATCTGTGGCCACATCACTGCTTCCAAGAACCCCGGCAAAAACCAACTATCTCAACAACAGAGATATCTTAAAACAAATACACCTTAGCAAAAACACATATTGTTCGTATACAGATCCTGTTGCCGATCATCAATACGATATCATTCTGCCCAGCTTGGCCAAGATCAATCAACGCACAGTGGCCGAGGCTAGACGCAACCGTGCTGACCGTTTAAAGCGCGAAGGCATCGTTGTTGACCCAAAAAAGATTGCAAATACGGACTTGGTGTTTAGAATTACTTGCTGGGAACACATACCAATGGCACCCAAAAAAGTGTCTAAAAACGCTACAAAAAAGAAAAAAATTGAAGATATTTTTGAACTGGACATGCCCGAAGAGGACGATCCGTTGGCTGAATTAATTGATATTCCTGTGCTGGACCCCAAACATGTCAGACTGAATTTCCCCCCGTTTTATCACTACAGAATAGATGAAAACAAACAGCCGTATCAAGTGGGTAAGAGTCATTGGATTGGCGATTTCAAACATGGAGAATTCAGCAAGGACCACGGACAAGTCACACGCACCTTGGCCACCATGTATATGAAGCTGTGTGAACGATATGCCACACGGTCAAACTGGAGAGGATACACTTACAATGAAGAAATGCGCGGACAAGCCCTGTTACAACTCAGTCAAATTGGACTGCAATTCGACGAATCAAAATCGCAGAACCCTTTTGCGTATTATACTGCCGCTATCACTAATAGCTTTACTCGTATCTTGAATCTTGAAAAGAAAAATCAAAATATTCGTGATGACATGTTGGAGCAGGCTGGACTCAATCCAAGTTGGACCCGACAGAACGCCGGCAAGAAAAATCAAAATTTAAGTTCTGCAGTTATCAATATTGACGTTGCTGAATACAACCGCGATAATTAACCAGAACGCTTGCAAAATCCGTTTTGCTGCTGTATACTGTTAATCTATGACAAATCTATTTAAAAAAGTAGCTGTATGCACAGACATTCATTTTGGTCTTAAATCAAACAGTTTGATACACAATCAAGACTGCTCGGATTTTATTGATTGGTTCATTGCAACAGCAAAGGCCAATGGATGCGAGACCGGTATGTTCCTAGGCGACTGGAGTCATCAACGTGCGGCCATCAACATGCAGACTTTACAATATAGCCTGCGTAGTTTAGAAAAGCTATCCCAAGCATTTGATCGATTTTATTTTATTCCAGGCAATCACGATTTATATTATCGTGACAAGCGCGACATCTACTCAACCGAATGGGCCCGACACATTCCTAACATACAGATTGTCAATGACTTTTTCCAAGACGGTGATGTGATCATTGCGCCATGGCTAGTTGGAGATGATCACAAACGGTTGTCCAAGATGAGTGCCAAGTATATGTTTGGGCACTTTGAATTGCCACATTTTAAAATGAATGCCATGGTGGAAATGCCGGATCACGGCGAAATCCGAGTAGAAAACTTTAAGGGCATTGAAAGTGTATACAGTGGGCACTTTCATCTACGACAACACAAAAACAATATCAACTATATTGGCAACTGCTTTCCGCATAACTTTGCCGATGCCGGCGATGACAAACGGGGCATGATGATCAAAGAGTGGGGTCAAGCGGATCAATACTTTGCCTGGCCAGGACAGCCCCTGTATCGTGTGATGAAACTAAGCGAAGCTATTGACAATGGTAAAAATACACTAAAACCCAATATGCATGTGCGTGTAGAATTAGACATTGATATTAGTTACGAAGAAGCCAATTTTATCAAGGATACTTTTGTCAAGGAGCACAATTTGAGAGAAATGGCCTTGATTCCCAGCAAGCGCACCGACATTGATATTGATCTAGCACCAGGCGAGGTAAAGTTTGAAAGTGTAGACCAAATTGTTACTGATCAACTGACCAATATTGAAAGTGAGTTTTACGATCCAAAGTTATTACTTAAAATCTATCAGAACCTATGATCCATATAAAGAATTTGACCGTGAAGAATTTCATGAGTGTTGGCAACAGCACTCAGGCTATTGATTTTGATCGCAAAGACCTTACATTGGTGTTGGGTGAAAACTTAGACCTAGGTGGTGACGGCAGTCGCAATGGCACAGGCAAGACTACAATTATTAATGCTCTCAGTTATGCCTTGTATGGTACAGCACTCAGCAATATTAGAAAAGATAATTTAGTAAACAAGACCAATGGTAAGAATATGTTGGTCAGTCTTGATTTTGGAGTAGGCGGTAAGAATTACAAAATTGAACGTGGACGTAAGCCGAATGTGTTGCGTTTCTATGTCAACAACGAAGAGCAGGCTATTACAGATAATTCGCAAGGCGATTCGAGAGAAACACAAGACAACATAGAACAATTGCTAGGACTCAGTCATGACATGTTTCGACATATCCTGGCTTTGAACACCTACACAGAACCGTTCTTAAGTTTAAAGTCCAACGATCAACGCACAATAATTGAACAGTTGTTGGGTATTACACAGTTGAGTGAGCGGGCAGATCGTATCAAAGAGCTCAACAAACAAACCAAAGATAGTATACAGCAAGAAGAATTTCGCATCCGTGCCGAACAAGAAGCCAATAAACGTATTGAAGAACAAATTGAATCATTGAAACGTAGACAAACATTATGGACGACCAAACATGGCGAAGATATTGCGGAACTTGAGAAAGCCCTTAAGGCATTACAGAATATACAAATTGAAACTGAGATCCAGGCTCATAAGGATCACAAAGAGTGGGACCAAAAACGCAAGGATATCAATGAACTATCAACTCAGATCTCCCGTGTCAAAATGGACATCAGTAGGGAAGAAAAGCTGGCGGCCAAATTATCAAAAGAAATCGAGACTCTTGAAAATCACGAGTGCCATACGTGCGGACAGGCCTTCCATGACAGTAAGCACCAACAAGTTTTGGAAAGCAAGCAGACGGAATTGGCTACGGCTCGAGAGAGCTGCACAACTTACAGCACCCTCTTATCAGAGCTGGAGACTGCCCACACAGCCGTGGGCCCGTTAGGTAAACCGCCCACAATGTTTTACGATAAGGAATCTGATGCTATTCAACACCAAGCCACATTATCTAACCTAGAACAACAAATCTCTACCAAACACGCAGAAACTGATCCTTATACAGAACAAATTGAAGAAATGCAACAACAGGCATTGCGAGAAGTCACATACGATGCCCTTAATGAGCTTACTAGGTTGCAAGAACACCAAGACTTCTTGCTCAAACTACTCACCAGCAAAGACAGCTTTATCCGTAAAAAGATTATTGAACAAAATCTCAGCTATCTAAATGCTAGATTAACGCACTATTTGGATCGTGTGGGTTTGCCGCACACAGTAGTGTTCCAAAATGATCTGACTGTCAGCATTGAAGAACTAGGACGTGAACTTGACTTTGATAATTTGTCGCGTGGGGAACGCAATAGATTAATACTAAGTATGAGTTGGGCTTTTCGCGATGTGTTTGAATCATTGTATCAACCAATTAACTTGTTGTTTATAGACGAAATGATCGACAACGGCCTCGATACATCGGGCGTCGAAAATGCGTTGGCATTGTTAAAACAAATGAGTCGAGAAAGACAAAAATCAATTTGGCTAGTAAGCCACAGAGACGAGTTAGCCGGGCGGGTTGAGAATATTCTCAAAGTGGTTAAAGAAGGCGGATTTACCAGTTACAACACTGACGTAGAAATATTATGAGAATAGCAATTACTGGAACATCGAGCGGTATTGGTAGAGAACTAAGTAACCAATTGAGAAAAGATCACAATGTTGTATGTATTACTCGCAATGAGTTAGAATTGGGCAATATTGATGCTGTAAACGATTACAGTATGTCTACAGTAGACATGTTAATCAACTGTGCTGGTACCGATTGCGGAGGGAAACTTGCGTTTACTGAGCAGGATTCAACCAGTATTGTAAATATCCTAACAACTAATTTACTATCTCCAATTATGTTGTCTCACAAGGCACTAAAATTAAACCCAGCATGTAAAATAATAAATATTACCAGTACCAACAACAAACAGTATTGGCCAAATAATTTAGCCTATAGCCTGTCAAAAAAAGCACTAAGTGAATTTGGAAGGATGCTACAAGTAGATCACACTACTGTGAACTATTTAGAAATACAGCTAGGACTTACCAAAACAGATTTCAATCAAAATAGATATATTGGGCACGAACACAGATTTGATAATGTGTATCGCAACGCACATCTAACTCCAGACAGTGCTGTTAAAAGAATACTGCCTGTGTTATTTGATAACACTGTAAAATTTATTGAGATCTCTCCTTGAAATATCCTTGGCAATTATATCATTGGCATTTTGAAGTCAGTGGCAAATGCACACTAAAATGTCCTAGGTGTCCTCGAAATGACGCCGATCCAGTGCCATGGATCAATAAAGAATTAACTCTTGACTTTTTTAAAAACTTATTAACTCCGGAACTTTTAAAAAACACTGTCAAACGTATTACCATGTGTGGTGATATTGGTGACCCAATATACGCCAGTGAATATTTGGAGATTGTTGCGTATATTAAACAACATAATCCAAAAATACATGTGTATACTATCACCAATGGCAGTTATCGAAAACCCGAGTGGTGGCAAAAGTTTGCCAGCATCAGCAACGAATATGATACTGTGAATTTTAGTATTGATGGTTACGATGATCAATCTAACAACATGTATCGTATTGGCAGTAATTGGGATTCAATCATGGCCGGTATGAACATTATGTGTAAGGAAAGTTCTGCTTTTGTGTATTGGGCAACAATTTTATTTTCATTCAATCAAGATCATCTTAACCGCATCAAACAACAGGCTGTGAATATAGGATGTGATGGTGTGCAACTAACTTACAGCACAAAGTTTGGCAGCAAATACGGTGAAGCCTATGGCGGCATTACCGATCCGTTAGAGCCTAGAGACGAATTCATTAGTAAAACACACAGATATGAGCGTAAGTTTATCAAGCTGTCAACAAGAGATCAACACAATCAAGAGTATCTGGAACAAAATAAAAGACTTTACTTTGCCACCAAAGAGCAGTATAATACATTTGTAACACCTATGTGTAACATTGGCAATCGTGGATTATATGTCAGTGCCGACGGTGTGTTGCATCCGTGTAGTTGGGTAAGTTACCCGTATGTTGCCCTGGCATCTGAGCGAAAGACTATCCATTTTGAAGACAGCTTCCATCAGGTACATAGAGACAAACTGAACCTTAACACACGTTCGTTAGCAGAAGTATTAGACGATGACATTTGGAGTGCGATGTTTGACTCGTTTAGTAATCCGGCTCGTGCCTGGGTTGAATGTGAACAAAAATGCAGTTGCAATTTAGTTGATGAAGAGTATGCTGTAGGATGGTTAACCAACTAATATGAATCAATTTACATTTGAAACACATGCTACATGGGGACAAACTCCACCACAAATACAAGTCAATGACACAGTATTAACTATTCTCGAAGGTAAGAATCTGATTAAACTGCCAGAACAAGATTGTGAAACACTATTGATTGATTTTTTTAGTAAAAAAGAATCTGATACAATAGTCGACAATACCGGTCAAATCGTTACAGATACCGAATGGCGCATAACTACTGTATGGTGTGATGACATACGATTAGAGCCGTGGTTCCGCAACGATGCCGTATATAAACCAAATTACTTTTCAGGATTTTTAAAAAATAATCCTGATGCTCCAATAGAAATACTTGCTCCGTTCCAGTTTAATTTTCCTGGCACTATTTTTTGGCAATGGCAAGGTGATTTCTGGGAGTGGTACTTTCATGAAAAGAACAATCGTGAAGTCATTAATTTCTTAGATAAGGACCCGGATCGTGTTTGGAAATTTCGTGGCAACATGGAATCTTGTGACGACTTAGTTACTGGAATTAAAAATATATTGAGTCTATGAAACATTTTGCATTTATCAATACTCCCAGTGTAGAGTTAGAACGGCCACCTGCTGCAGCCGCGGTAATTTCAGCCTGTGCTAAATCTGTAGGGTGGACCTGCGATCAATTTGATTTTAATCTTTATTTAAACCATGCTGTTGATTCTGCCACTTGGCAAGAGCTTGAGCAATATTGGAGATGTAAACGACTAGAGTTATCCGACGCAACAAAACAAAAATTAGATGAAGTGTTAGGTGACTTTGTTAACAGTGTTGTTGCCGTAAACCCAGACATGGTGGGTGTCACTGTGTTTAGTCGAATGAGTGTTATGGCCGCTTGGGTGATGTTGCAAGCATTACGACCCAAATACAAAGGCAAAGTTGTTATAGGTGGCAGTGGCAGTTACGCATGGCCCGGCAGTTTGCCCAGTATGGATATTAGTAGTTTAGATTCAGCTACCTTTGCTGATTATGCACATAAAGTTGGATTAGTTGATTATTTTATTCAAGGTGATGGCGAAGAAGCATTTATTGAATTGATCAACGGCAATGACAAATACCCAGGCATAAATGGAATACCACCTAAACAAATTGAAGATCTAAATGCATTACCACATCCAGACTATACCGGTATTGAGCCGGCCAACTACTTTTATACATACGAACCTGGAATTTACATCACTGCCAGTCGCGGGTGTGTTCGTAAATGTTCCTTTTGTAATATTCCAGAAATGTGGCCAAAGTTTAAAAATAGAACAGCCGATGATGTAGCACAAGAAATTATCAATGGTAAAAAGAAATTCGGTGTTAACTTGTTTCACTTTACTGATAGCCTTGTCAACGGCAATATGAAAGTATGGAGAGATGTCAACTATCGTATGCGTGAGCTTAGACAGACCGATCCTGATTTCAAAGACATCAAATATATGGGACAGTTTATTTGTCGTACCAGATTTGATCAAAGTGAAAGTGATTGGGAATTAATGTCCGAAGCCGGTGCTAATTTATTTGTAACAGGTATAGAAAGTTTTAGTCCTAGTGTAAGAAAACACATGGGCAAACACTATAGCAACTCTGATATTGATTTTCATTTCAAAATGAGCGCATGGTATGGTATTAAAAACATCAGCCTGATGTTTATTGGATATCCTACTGAAACACAGGCCGATCACGAATACAACATAGAATTTTTACATCGGTATCGAAAATATGCACTCAGTGGAATCATACATGCTGTTCGTTGGGGATATACCGGTATGTTCAGAGAAAGCGAAAAGTTAGAAAAACGCGGTGGCGTAAAAATTATTACCGATCCAGATTTTGCAAAAAGATTTAATAATTTGCCACAAGGTATAAGAGATATTGCGTTAGGGTTTGGATGGATTAACGAGCTCAACCCAGACTTGGATTTAAGAGAACGAATTCGTCGTCGATTAGAATTGCACGAAATCAGTGTAAAACTAGGATGGCCACAAACTCGTAGTAGAGAAGAACTACAAATATTGTATAATATTTTAGACAATTTAAATCGTAATCACATCGACGGAAAAGATTTTGAAGAACTTGAAACTTTGTTAGATTTTCATTGAACTCATGACAATCGAGATAACTACTAGTCCATGGTATGGCTGTACGAAAACACTCAAATTCAAGAACTACCCGAAGATTGTGTCGGATTTGTTTATTTGATCACAAATAAATTATCTGGCCGGAAATATATTGGAAAAAAATTAGCAAAGTTTAGTAAGACAACATACAAAGTAGTAAAATTAAAGAACGGCAACAAGAAACGTAAACGAATTAAGAGCAAAATAGATTCAGACTGGCAACTATACTATGGAAGCAACGATCAACTCAACAAAGACATTTCAGAGCTAGGCTCAGACAACTTCACAAGAGAAATATTATTTTATTGCAACTCAAAGGCCGCTTGTAGCTACGTAGAGGCTAGAGAACAATTCAATCATAGAGTATTAGAATCAGACGACTATTATAACGGACAGATTAGTGTGCGTGTTCATGGTAGTCACATAAAAAACAAAATTTAACACTTAGATAGGCAACTTGTAGACACTGTGCTAGTCGCGGACTAGCCCCATTGAGGAACGGTGAGATACCCGGTCCGGATTCTTGGGCGTCAAAGGCAATTGCTAACTTAAGGCAACAAATGGTTTGGGCTCTGTGAAGAAGATACACCCCTTGCTTATAGGACTTGGATCTAATATCGGGTTACTAGGGTTCCGTTGATATGTGAAGCTTGAGTAGGGGGTACCGGTCAACCGCCTCCGCGTAGGAAACTACAATCTCATTACTATTAGATGACTGCTGTCACTCGGATAATGGCAAAGTCAATTCACCGTGCATACGGTGAATTATGACCACAGTATCTGGATAATAGCTAAAACAATAATTGAAACAATAAGTTAATGAGCGACAGCGAAATTAACAGATCTCTTAGAGAGATCTTAATATATAGATTCAACTTGATGAATGTTTGGTTCTAATAGAAGATGTAACTCTTTGGCATTACTAGGAAATTTATTTAATTGCCAAGTTTTCAAGTTTAAATTGTGTTGATAAATCAAACAATGCTGTATTACGATTTCTTGTTCGAATGTTAAATCGCCGAGCTTGTAATCCCAACTATTGATAATCGAATCAATCATGTGCGGCAAATTATGACAAAAATCTAAATGATTAAATTGTGTATTCTGCCATTTGGTGTATATTGGTTTCCATAGGTGTAGTCTGGTTGGATCAATTTGTAAACCTACATGGGCTAAAATTTTATACATGTATTGTTCGCCCAGGATCCAAAATGATCTAGAATCAATCCACAGGTGCGGTATACTGAAATCCAACAGCACACGACTTTGATGAAAAGGTCTAACATTCAATGCCCGTCGTTCTCTTATGTCCCAAACATCTGTCAAGTTATCGTAAGCAACAATGGCCTTATTGAAGAAGTATTCTTCAAATTCATTAGCCAATTCAGATTGACAACCAGATTGGGTGTTGTTAAATAAAAAAGTACCGTGTCGACGAAAATTGGTATGATACAAATCAATTTCAGGACTTGAATCTACATAAATTATTTTTGTGCCGCGTTGAGCACACGTTTTAAAAAGGTCAGCATAATCTTTTTGTTGATACTCAAGTATTTGATTGTTTATGTCAGGGTTACTGTTGTTCTTATCAGGTGTTAAATTTAATTTTTTAGCAGTTTGATTAAACAGTAACAATTGCGGATATGCAGTAAACACACCGGTTTCTTGTTGATCAAATTGATCTAGTGTTTTATTTGTTTCATCTAGTCCAGCCGGGTGATTTTTTTTATGATTATGTGCGTTGACTTGATCAAGCGGGTTGCAGGTCAATTCAATCCATTGATTATCATTGGCATTAAAAAATTTTGTTTGCCCACTTAAAAAGTGTATGCTCCAATCGATAAATGTGCAGCCAACAGGTCGTTGGCTGGTGATGCATATTTTTTTATGTGACATGATCAGAATTGATCAGGCCAATCACGGAATAATGCATGTTGAATGTCTCCTGAAACAAACTGATTGAAACTTTTGTGTTTCACTTCGAGTTCACCTTCAAGTGGTGCCACACGTCGGAATGCTGAATCCATTTGTGCCATATCTCGAAACTCCATGAGTATCATCCATTCTGGCATGTCAGCAATACTACGGAATCCCATTTTGCAACGGGTGATTCTATAGCTGTCCATTTTGCCTTCGCTGATCAAATGATCAAAGAAACTCTTCATTCCGTTGACCCAGTCAAGGTCAGAGATGTCACCTTCTTTGTTTGCCCAAATTGTATATAAGTCTGCCATATTTTTACTCCAGTGGTCCTAGTATTTCAAATCCGTCCATATCGGATTTGTATAAGTGTGCTTGCTCAAGGTACAAGTATTGGAATCCTCGTTCCTTGTAGATAGCACACTCTGCTTTCATTGTTTCGATGCCTAACCGCATACGGGGTCGATGATACGTCCACGCAAACTGATCACACAAGGCATTGTGCTGATCAAACTTGCGAATCAAACTGAATGCTACCAATCGTTCTTGATCGTAGTAACCAATGATCTCGGCCATTGGATCCATGTAACGGCTGTGAAACATGGGCATTACACTGGCAAAGTGTTTGTAGATGCAATAGGTTCTATATATATCATCCAACCGGGCCAGCATGTCAGGTTCGCGACTGGTAATATACTTCCATGAGACTGCGGGTGTATAGTTTGTTTTGGCCAAGTCAATTCTTGCAAATTGATAAGTCATAGTCTTGGATCCTGACGATGTTTGAACAGGGGCGTTAGATACTCTTCGGGCCAGGTGTTGTAAAAACCCTTCCGGCCAACCAGTTGTGCTTTTTCATTCAAGTCTGTGAGACTTTGAATCAGGGCCAACGCATAGGTTCCGTTGTTCATAACCACTCCGTTGACCACTTCTGCATCATCAGGGTGATCCTCCAATGCCAGCAGATTGTTCGGCACTAGAAATTTTTGGTTGCATATATCCACAGCATGACTTAGTTCTTCATACGATATATCTGTTGGATCGTAAGCAAATATAACCACACTCTTGCCCACTAGCCCTTTACGACTGATCTGTGTAAGATCGTGGATAGGTGCAAGTCCTAGTCTAACATCAAAGTCTCGATCCAGTCGAGCTTTTCTAGCGTACGGACACGGAGCCCAACCGCCAAGATTGGCATGTGGCACTTCTACAAAGTCCACTATCCATTGTTCTATATTGTCTTTTACGTCTTGTAATTTTAATAGCATAGGTTAATAAAAAGGTAGTCCGCTCTTCTTAGTAGTTTCTAAATTTTCTTTGATCAGCTGACTGATCATGGCTCTTTCACTGGTGCTCAAGGCCATGGCCTGATCGTAGGTTAAACCGCCTCGCATGTACCATGACATTTTTAGCGCCTCCTGCCGAATACTGTCTACCTCTGAATCCATCTGCTCCAACATCTTGCTGATTTGTTCAGAGTTCAAGGCTAGGAGGCGGCTGCGAAAAAACTTGTCATATCCAAAGTCATTCCTTGCTCGTATTCGTGTTGACATTCTGCATCAGGACACTGCATTTTTAAAGGTTGCAGTTCGCTGGCTGTTTTAAGTTTGACAATATGGTCTCGTATGCTGTTGAACACAGTACGATCACAATTTTGCATGAGTTCACGTATGAATTCTGGTTCAGTGACCAGGGCACCAGGTGTTTTTACTGCACCAATGCTTTGACACAGTGCATCAATAGTGATCATTGTGATCTTTTTTAACGCATCACTGATAGATGCAATTTTGTCAGCATCAGGAATTTCAATGTCAGGCATCAGGGCCATTAGTTTTTGTTGCTCAAACTGCATTTGATTATTCTCATTTAGATTTTTATAAGTCATTGGTTTGAAATAAAATTCTAAATCACCATGTCGCACAGAACCAGTATAGTCGGGAGTGTGCAGTTGGTCCAGCACTGAACGTAGGTCAACACTGAACTCGTGATCTTGTTTGCACCCAGGACATTGACTGGTCAGTTCCATAGTGTGTCCGTAACTGGCCACTCGAATACCTACCAAAATACTATCCACGTCCATGGCTGGTATTGCCCAGGCATCTCGAATATTTGGCACACAGCTTTGTATCACATTGACCATGGCTGATCCGTTGAACAATGCGTCAGGCGTACGATATGTAATTTCGTCTACCGCAGTCATTGGCAACACTGGTAGTTCTTGGTTGGGTGGCATATCCAATGTTCCTGGAGGATAAAACTCGCCACCGCTGGGTAATCTGATGTAAATTGCAGGCTGTCTAAAATACTGTCTTAATGGGTTGTTTGGTGTCATAATTTTCCTCGCTAAATATAATTATGGCAGAATTTAACTCACCGGAAGATTTAGACAAGTGGATATCAGGTCAAAGAGAACTGTATGAAGCTGGCATTATTTCCGCAAAAGAACTACACGAAGCTCAAAAAGACGCTGCAGCTGGTATAAAAGGTTATACTGCTAACCTCAAAGCCAGCATGGCCCAATTGGGCACCAGTTTCAAATCACTGGGCAAAGATATCTACGACGGCAAACAAAGCGCCACGGTGCTGAACGATTCAATGAGTTCCGGTGCCAATGCTGTTGCAGCCTATGCAGCAAAATTTGGACCCGCTGGAGTAGCAGTAGGATTGTTCACCAAAGCAGTAGTTGGATTTGTCAATGCCGCGCTGAAACAAAGCGATGCACTGTATGACAGCTACGCCAAGATCAGCAGAACCGGCACAGTTGGCTCGC